ATGACATTCGATTTAATTAAGTATTTAACCGAAAATTCAATTCCGCATTCAGTTTCAGAGAATGGCGCTATTGATATACCGGGTAGCCTTATTTTGAGAAGGAATAAATATGCTACCTCACTACCAGAGAACCTGACTGTTGGTGGCAGACTCGACCTGAGAGGTGGTACCCAAATCACCGAGCTGCCAGAAAACCTGATAGTGAGAGGTGGACTCAACTTACTCAGCACCCAAATAACTACACTTCCAGAGAACTTGATGGTGGATGGCTGGCTTGACCTGAGCGATCCCCAAGTTTCCCCGGATACGGAGGCCGCTGCTGTAGTTGTGTCGGATAAGCACAGCCAGTTGCCTGACTGTGCTCTCCTAAGAACGGAGCGTGCGACTTTCACCGCACTGGTGAAATGCTGTTGCCGTTGATATTGCGTCAGCGATACAGCCTAGATCGACTGAGTCGATAATGTCTGACAGACTACCGGCCTACCATGCTGGCAGGCCGTCGTGCGCCCCCCCCGTCGTGAAGGCAGAAAGCTGCCAAAAGCGAACGTACGAAGCCCGGACTCTCAAGGAGACAAATGAATCTTATCTTGAAAAAGACGAACCAAATCTGTTGGTTCACTAATATGCTTGAAGTGTTTGATGCTGCGAACATTGCGCCGCAAAATTATGATTGGTTCGTCAGCGATATCGAAACTAATTGGACTCCTGCGGGTTTTTCACCGATTGATCAATGGTTTTCTGGCGACGAACTCGCGTCCTTTATACGCGAACATGAGGTGCAGTTCATTTGGGCGGTATTCAGTGCCGTACCTAAAGGGTTTCGTTCATCGCCTTCGTTTCCACCATACGTCGAGGGCAACCCAAGATACTGGGATGGGACAGAGCCAACGCCTCAACTCGATGGTGCCTTATTTGAAATCGTATGCTGGGACAGTAGCGGCACCATCCTGATTAATCTACCTGCGCAAGCCGCTCACTCATTTATGGCAAGATATCCCGACACCCGACCATTGGTGACCGCCAGAGCCTGACCCTGCTCTGGGGTTCGATGGCAAACAGTGCGAAAAACCACGTTAAGGAACTAACCATCTGAAATATAAATACTTATGAAACTGCATATTTGGGGCGAAAAAGTGGTTCCAAATCGTTTTTGGTCATTTTGAGACTGAAACGTATCAAAATCGATTTCTGAGACGGCTTAGCGTGGTTTTTAACATCACTGGACTTCACACCCCGATAGGCGATTATATTTGGAAAAGCAACCGGATACCGGCTTCCGGCAAGTTTCGTCGCCTGAGGCCAGCTAAAGTCGAGAGGGTCAATAAACAGCCTTAACGTGCAATCATTTTCGATATCCAAACGGCCCCCCCATAACATCTGTACCCACCACGAGGACACTAGGCTGCTATTGCTTTCATCTGGCAAAACGATGAAAATCAAACCAATAACAACAATGCAAAGAGGGATTTATGCCGCAGTACACCAATGAAATCACACCTGAAATTATCCATACCCTGAATAACCCATATTCAGAAAGCGACCTGGCGACATTCCGAGAGACAGAAAGCAAGTTCATCACCGACGAACTCAGCAAGCGCACTGCGGCTACTGTTGTCGCCATTTATCGCCATGCCACCGAAGGGGCACTGACCCGAAACGGTGGCTCTCTGCATAACACATCGGCACGAAGCTGCATCCTGGATGACGATGGCACAGAACGCAGGTTCGGCCTCGTTGGTGACGAAGTAATTTACCCCAATGGGGAGATGGCAAAAATAGTCTCCGGCACAGGCGAACTCTTGAAAAGCAACGGTCGCAGCCTCGCTCTGGTGGGTAGTCTGCTGGATGACGGGGATATCATTGTGAGTACTCCCCAGGGCGTAAGGATGCTTGTTGAATACGACGATATGCACTTTGGTGGCGACTTTCTGAAACCGGAGGCGTAATCATGGCGACGGGTTACTACTTGTTCAGAGGGGATAAATCCGCCTGCGGCGGCGTGATCATTGACGGTTGCAGCAACCACAGGCACTTCAACCGCGACATTGCGCGGGAAAGAGACCGGGTAACCTGTGGTGTGCATGAGGGGATTTACCTCATTGCGGGCGGTATGCGCGATAAAGTCCACGGACGCAAAGTCGCCGGGACACTGGAAAGCTTCAGCACCTGCCCTTGTCGGTCACACTTCGTCCCGTCGATATGGACTGACCATTATAATTTCAGCGGTGGTACGACGGTCACACACACCGATTTATCTCATCTCGTCGATATTCCTGTATTGCCCGGTCCGGTAGACGCCGCAAAACAAAACAACCTCACCGAAACCTGTAAACCGGAGGACAACCCGTTACTGAATGGGGTTTACCTCTGGACTGAAGCCACAGGTTCTGGGCACGCGTTCGTTTCGGTACACGAGAATAATACGGTTTATCTGTACACATATGGGCGCTATGGTCGAACTGATCGCAGCACACTCACTGGAGACGGCATCTTAAACTTCTTCCAGGGTGAAGACGCCAGAAAATATTACCAATACGAACTTTACGAGATGGGAGCTCGTGTATTCCGAATTGATGATGCCAATCCTGAACTAATTCGTAAATTCTTTGAAGAACTCTGGAACAATGGTGAACCAGCAATCCAAACACCAAAGATGGAGGATGGTACAAAACGAAGAGGACGAACCATTGATAAATACGATGTAACAGGAAATAACTGTACTACTCATTCAATCGCGGGAATCAAGTTTTCTGGTTCCAAGCTGTTTGATAATGGATATACAACTAGGACACTGTTACCAATCGAAGTAGAAGAAGATTTTACTATCCCTATATCGTTACAAAATTATCTTGATAATAAAAGTTCCGATGTTTCCTCAATGCTCGTAATTGAAGTAACCAACGAATTTAAGTCACAGTATACGAACTTTGAGAATAAGAGTTTCCAGCCAATGGGGGGAAGCGCAAAAATACAAAAAGCAGCGACGGAATCATCAGCGGTTGCTGGATCTGTATCTCCGTATTCTGGAGGCACCGTTGGCGGTTCATTAGGAAGTACCCATGATGAGTAGGAAATTCTGGATTAGATGGACAAGTATTGCGCTGATCTGTATCGCATACTATTTCATTGTTTTTTACTTCAACCTCATCTTCGCGGTTAACTTTTCAGAAACAATGAGCCAAGGTGGAAATTTCACGGCATCTCAATGCATTTGGTTTGTTAAAGAACAGCTACAAAACCATAATGATTCAGCCTCCGCTTCAATCATTGGTTTTGGTATCTGCGTTCCCCTGATCCTCCTCATCTTCAAGAAAGTACGCTAATGACGCATTGAACATAACATCTATGGGGTCTGAGTTGAGTAGACCTGCCGGTTACCCGGACAGGCCCCTCCTCAGAACCGAACGTGTGGAACTACCGCATCCGCCTCCCGACAGCCCTGCGTCCCCACACATATTTACCAGAGGAGTTTAACTCATATGCAGCAACTGGACCGTACTCCCCGGCGATGGCGTTTGCATAGGTGTTGTACTGTCTGCCGGTGATGCGGTGAACGGGAATGATTTTCCGTTTACCGTGATAACACAGTCAATGGCGCGGTTGTCAAGCTTGCTGTAATGGCAATCAGTGATGCTGAGTACACTGCGCGTCATTTACATGGTGGAAGGACTATCCATGCATATTCCTTGCATCCAATAGTGAAGTGCAATCAGCGTTTCAGCTCCATGCTGACTGACATCCCTTTACCCGGGGAGAGTGAAAAAGCAATGTTATCGACAATCCAGGAGCGGTCAGCCTGTGGATCAAACCCTTCGGTGGTAACGCTGCTTTCTGGCGTTAATGCCAGCAGTTCTGGCGTTGCCGGTTGCGCGATAGACATGGACATAAGGTATTCGGGTTTTGGCTTTGTTTGCTTTTTATTTGCAGCTGCGCGGGCCTCAGTTTGCTGCAATGAGCGGATGAGTTGCTCTGCTGCTGCCAGATTAGGTAGCGTACGGCCGGATGTCGTAATGGGATCCCCTGAACCGTATTTTAACTCTTTAGTCTCATTGGTTTCCGCATCGTTATATAGCACAACATATGTGCCTTTATTACCGGCCGCTGCCGCAGATGGACTCCTGGCTTTACTCCGGTGCGAAAACTGCCAGCTTGTCTTTCCATCAGGTGTAATGGTCACCGCAGGCAAGTCCTTACCACTTGCGCTCTTTCCTGAGCCCTGCACCATAAAGACCTGGTAACCGCCCGTTGCTTTACTGATGGCATCATATTGCCGCGCCAGTTTTGCCAGGAATTCGGCATCGTTTTCATAGAACTGATCAAGATGCCCGGGCATCAGGTTGTTAAGCTCGGGTGAGATGCTGGCTAAAAGTCCATTTTCCGCCGCAATGGTTCTGACAATCTCTCCAACACTGACATTATCCCACGAGCGCGTTTTTTGACTCTGCATGTTATGGGGATGTATGGCATTGCTGCTCGGTACGGCCAGTGCGGTTATGGTGATGGATCGCGGCGGCCCCTGTAATGACACGGAATCAACAACAAAGGTGCCTTTTTCCACCAGAAATTTATCGAATCCGATGGCCAGTTTTAATTTTGCACCTTTTGCTGGCAACATCATCGTGGGTGAAACCAGATTAATCGTCAGCTTGTCAGATTGGGGATCTTCTCCTGTTGCCCCGTAATCAATAAATGTCAAATCGGTGAGGTATTTTGCGACCTCATGAGTGATATTTTTATCTTCTGCTATGAGTGAAAAAGTGGGCAAGGAAGGATTAACATTATTCATGGATTTACCATAATGACGGAGTGTATATTGTGGGCTCGTCAGTAATAACCGGTAATTTTATTTCAATGCCTGCCTCGTAATAATTACCCCATTCAGCAAGCCCGGGATTAGCATTGAATACAGCGATGAGATTTTTCGAATCACCGTAAAACCGCCAGCATATTTCATCAAGGATATCGCCATCACGGGTGATATATATTGTCACCATAATATTTTATCGTCATTGTAAATTGCTGATGTTTAGGTATTCCGGCCATTAAAAACCGGTCTGCCGTATCGGAAAATTCAGAGACCACCCAATATCCCAGAATCTCACCGGTGCCGGATATCAGGAGTTTTGGTGTAGCCACATCACCCAGCAGGCTCAGTTCATTGACCGGTTGAGTCCCCACAAACATCTTGCTCAGTTGCGGGGAGATGCGGCGATTATCCGTATACACCTCCCCCGAGAAAGAGATGACTGGCGTGGATTTCCCTGTGTACTGGAGGCTGTCGCGCTGCCCAAATCGCTGCTGCTCCACCCAGCGCCAGGACAATGACCGCTGGATGCTCTGATAGGTCGCATCGTCGATATTGAAATTAAAATCCCCGAGGGTCATCATCGTTTTGAAATTGTGCTTCACGCCAATATCCAGAAGGGCGAAGGCGTCTCCAGTCGCGACGGTTGCCAGACCAAAAATATCCATCAAAAGCCCTCCCCGATAAAATCAGATAGCGTCAGACTCTTAAAGTCGATGCCATCAATGCCGCCCGGCACTGAACTCAGGTAAACCATTAATGAAACGATATTCAGTGTATCGATACCATTTATCCGTCTGACGCCCTCACCCGGTATCAGCAGTATCTTCTCCTTTCCATTCACCGATCGCCTGTAATAGCTGAGCGCTATGTCTATTGAGGTTGATTTATTCGCACGCCCAACGCTTCCGGTCGGGTCAGAGGAAGAACGCGATATAAAGCCTTCCATCTCGTCTTCAATGCCGGTCACTCCACCGGTGCCATGATAGCCTTCACGAATAACAAGTCTTGTGCTGACGAAAGGTCTGAATCCGATAGCAATAAGGTCATCAACATTTGCGCCACGGATCTTCAGGCTGGCAGTCAACGGCTGCATACCGTCATCAATGATCCGCGGGCCATCCATATGCCCCGCGAAATATTCAGCAGTTTTAATCACTAAATCGGGTGCCCGATATTCCAGGGCGTTAGTGACATGCCGCCCCCGATGCCATACGGACCAGCTCTTTAATTGCGATGACATATCATCCTCCCAGTGATGCAGGTGTCATAATGCTATTACCGCCAGCGATTGGATTAAGAATATTAAAAACTTCACCTGCGACTTTTTTCCCCGTTGAAACGGCATCATCACCTGGTGTGGATTGCACGGTAACATTGATTGGAAATTGTTGTAGTGGAGTGATGCCAGGTGTCTGCGTTTCACCTGAAGGAGATAAAGGAGCCTGTGTATCATTTAAAAATGAAAGCAATTTTTCATCTGCGGTTTTCGGAGCAGGTCTTTCATTTAATGGTGTGGCCCTTTCAAATAATTGTTCACTTTTAATACCCTCCCATTTTTGCATCATAGCCAGCGCATCCTGCCGGGCCTTCCCGGGATCAAAAACAAAATCCTCACCGCGATTTTCTGCGTATTTCCGCTGTGACTCCTCAGACTCCCGCCATCCTATCTGGTAGGCCTCTTCTCCTGTTTTTGCGCGCCTCACTTCAACATCAACGGAGGGGAACCATTCCTGTATTTTTTCGGCCAGAGCCTGCAACCCTTGCCATAGAGAGGCGAGTACCGGACTGAGCTGATTTGTCCAGAAATCACTGATTGACGTCGCAAAACCAGTAATCCCGTCAACCAGTATGTCTTTGCCGCCCGTTCTGAACCAGGTTGAAAACTCATCAGCGTATTTCGTGATGGATGGTGCCAGTTCGCCCGCCAGTGTGCCTGTGACTTCCTGTGCAGCACTGCTTAATGCCGTCCACATACTGGACATGGCCATCTGCCCACGAATGGCCCCCTCCTCCCCCTCTTTGGTCGTCAGGATGTACTTTTCCTGCGCGGACATCAGCTCTTCATACGTCCGCCCGGACAGCTTCATAAATGCGAGTATTTTGTTACCCTCACCCCCCATGATCATATCCACCATCGATCGGGCTACCTGTTCATCCTTCACTTGCGCAGCACGGTTTAAGATGAAGGCCATCTGCTCTTCGTTCGTCTTCCCTGAAATTTCGCTCTCAGCTATCCCCAACCCCTTAAAAGCGTCACTGACCGCAGACATTTCGCCCAGGGCTTTGTATTCACCGATTTTATTCGACAGCTCTTCAGCAAGATCACCGAATGCCTCACCCGACATACCAATCTGCTTACCTACGGCATCCCAGGCTTTGAACTTATTCAGGCTGACGCCATAACCTTTCGCCACACCAGCCTGCTCGGCTGTCGAGGCATTAACAGCAAACGCCCCTCCCACCAGTCCGGTGGTTAACGCCCCGAAAAGCCCCGCATTCTGACCCGCGGCAGACAATGCACTCGGGATTACCCCCCTCTCCCTGATCCCGCTAAAGCGGCTGCTCAATCCACCCGCCACGCCGGTAGCAAGACCGGTTAAACCGGTATGTTTTGACAAGCCGGCCAGCGGCGTCATCCACACCTTTCTTGCTTTGAGCGTTCGATTTAATTTGGCCGCATCCGCATTAGCATCGGATATGCTTTTCCCTAACGCCTCATATTTTTTCTGAAGCTTACTGACATCCTTGCCTGCCGCCGTACCGGCTTTGATTTTTTTTGTCAGCTCAGTTTGCTGCCTGGTCAGTTTGGCGCTTTCTGCCGTAGTTTTTTTAATACCGTCGATAAGTGTGGCTTGTGAGCTTTTAAAGCTACTCGATACCACCCCGCCAAACGTCACCGTTGATTTAAACGCGCTTGATACCACGCCCATATTACTTTTTCCTTGTCAGAGATAAGAAATCAACGAATACGCGGAAAGGTAAATTGGTGATTTCAGAGGGTTGCCACCCCTGCATGGTCAGGGATAATTTAATTATTGCCCGCTGGATTTCTCTTTCTGATATCCCATTTTCTTCAGCAACGCCGCCCGTTTTTGTGGCGGAACCATAAAAACGACAAACTGATCCTCAAGCTGTTTGTAATCGGCAATCGTCAATCCTTTCAGAACATCCACGTCCTGTCCGCATAAATCAGCAATCATGATTAAATCCTTCTCATCTTCGGAGCAGGTCAGATAGCTGAATTTCAGGCGATCAAATACTTTCGGCTCACGCATCGAAAGGCACGTCAGTTCATTGCCCTGCTGATCCTTGATAGCGGTATACAGCGTAATAACTTTCACTTCTGCCGGGTATGTCATAACAAAATCCTTAAATATAAAAAGGGCGCCGGAGCGCCCGTTAATGACCGATAACGGGAATGAATTACAGGTTTTTACCCATCACAAAATCGGTGATGTCTTTAAACTGATCGACACCGTTAATTCGCCGCACGCCGTTGATAGCATCGATATAAATCACTTCTTTCCCGTCGATGGTTCGCGAATATAAAGACGGGCGCAGTGTGATGGTTACGCCGCTTTTGGCACGATCGGCCTCCGTTCTGGCATCGGATTCATAGCGCGTAATTAACCCCTCCATTTTGTCCTCGAGGAGGTTTTTGTTTTTTCCGGAGACATATCCCTCACGGACGACAAAACGAGGATTGCCACCCGACTGGAAACCAAACAGCGACAAAATACGTTCATCAGCGCCCACCAGTTTGATGGTGACGCTCATCGCTTCCATGCCATCATCGAGAACCAGTGGCATATCCATGTGACCAGCACGAAACTCAGCCTCAGTGATACCGAGTGCCGGCGGCGTGTATTCCGACGCATTGGCCACATGAGAGCCTTCGGAATAAAGCGCCCAGCGGGTTAAAAATGTTTTCGTCATTGCGTGCCACCTTTAGCATAATCAGGATTCAGACGGACACGGCAGGTAATACGCTCGGTCGGTGATTTGAAACCGTAGTCATAATCGACATACAGATGACCTGCCAGGATGGTTTCTGCGGTGTTGATTTCGGGATCAAGCCATGCCGTTCCGCCATGAATGGCACCCAGGTCTTTCTGCTCTTTCAGATAAGCAGTCACAGACGCCACGGCATCATTGGCGAGCATGATGTCCAGTGGTCTATCCATATAAGGAAAGAGCCCGGACTGAATGGAATCACGCAGAATGTCATCGGTACGCACCGCCACCTCAAACCAGCGCAGCGGATCGATACTGCAGTTGCGGTTCCCCCAGTGCCGGGATCCGCCATAATTGATGATGGTACTGACGCCGTTCATGTTGAGCTGATTGGCAACGGTGTTTTCATCGCCGATTGACCAGCTGTCGATCTGCTCAAGCCCTTCAAAACCGTACATCGCCTGATTTGATTTTGACCACCACCAACCCAGCTCGTCATCGATGCGGGCCCGGAGCCCTGCGGTATAAGCAGAAGCCGGACGATAAATTTTCTCGCCCTTAGCATTTGTGACCTTCAGGCGCGGTCGCAGGATCTCAACGCGCTCACCATAAAGTGCGCGGCGCTGGATGACGCTGGCAGGCGTGGCCATCGGGAGACTGTCCAGATAAGTCACCGCGCGCAGCTGCGTGGCCACAGATTCCAGTTTCTTACCCACACCGTCATCTTCGGAAAATTCAGGGGTGATCAAAATCTTCGGTGTCACTGAAACCGCGGCCTGTGCCGACAGAAAAATATCAATTCCCGCGATGATATTAGCGATGGCTTCCGGGCTGGTAGCCCCCTCATCCACGCGAACACCCACAACCAGCGCGCCGGTCTGCTCAAAGATTTCACTGATTGCCGTGTGAAGCGTACCCGCGGTACCGAGAAGATCGGCTTGCGTCTGGCTGCCATAAATGACAAATGGGGTATTCAGCGGAAAGGGTTCGTCCATTCCGCCCGTTAACGGCACTTTTTGAAATGGCGTGACGATACCAGCACCGGTACCACTCAACGCAGCCAGAATGCCGGGCGTTTCAAGTGCATTAACGACGTCAACAACCTGAGCCGCTGTCGTCGTGGAGACACCCGCTGGCGCAACCAGTGTGATAGTTAATACCCCCGCGGAGAAAGCAGCAGCCGTCTCGGTGATGGTGGTATCTCCCAGGACGGCCGTAACACTCAGCCCATTCCCCAGCATGCCAGGAAAGCGTGAAGTGGCAGACCAGGTCATCACGTTATCGAGAATCGACGTCCCCGTGATGAGTGATGCGGCTACGGCCCCCGCTGAATCCGGCGCGGTACCCACGATACCCATCGCCGCCGTTTGCACTGTCGCAATCGGGTAGATATTGCCACCCGCTGTTTGCATATCGATGCCATGCACTTCCATATTTTTCCCTTATAAAAAAACCACCCGAAGGTGGTTGTGGTTAATTCATGCCTTGCGCCAGTGTGGTCAGAGCGTTGAACCGGTATGGCAGGTATCAGTCAGGTTGGTTGTGGTATCCCGCCAGTTTTACTCATCAGCATAGTTTTAAGCTGCTCCAGTTCCTTTTGCATGACATCAAGCCGCGAGTTTTTTCTCGGGGCCACCACTGGACGAGGGGTGATATTCACACCATCAAAGACAAACTGGCCAACAGCGAACCCTTCCGGCAGGGATTCAACTTCTGCCACACTCCTTCCTGACGGGTTAAACATGGATACCGCAAGGGTGTTACCGCGCGACGGGACGGGCTTATCGACTACTGCGACAATGACGCCATTCTGGTCGTACATAATCTTGATGGTATCGTCGGCAAAAAGCGCCTGGCATTCATACCAGTCCCGACCGTCTTCAGACAGGAAAAACTGAATCGAATTAACACGCTCACCGAATTTTTTTGCATCGGCTACAGATGGCAGTACTGCCTTGAAATTTTTAATATTTTGCATCATTCACCCAATCACATTTATCCAGGTACCATTAATAAATTTTTGCTGCGGCTTGAACCAGTAACCATGTATTTCGTTATCGTCCTGCTGCTCTTGCAAACCACATAACACTTCACCACTACCCGCGATAACCTGACCGCCGCCCGCATAATCCTGCCAGCGCATTGCACCAAATTGAATATCATTAACCAGGCTGTCCAGGTGAATAACTAAATTACTCCCCCTGAATACCGCGCCAAGTATGTTGCCGTTGGATGTGAATCGGGTTGAGTTGCTTCCTGCTGCAAGGTTGGGGTCAAATATCCATTGATGGACTTCACCTCTGTCATTAACTGAATTGATGCACGGTGAGGGCCATTTATTCCCACCATCGACAAATACACCGAAATCACTTGATGCCAGATAACCAATCCCGGCTGTCTGCACTACCGCTTTTGTTAGCGGTAAATACATATTCCCACCCGCTGAATAGACATGGGTAAAAATCGGTGCCACTTCATTAGTTAATTGGTCAGCAGCTGCCCCGCCACCAGGCCAGCCCGTGGTGTTAAATTCCATCCCCAGCGCACCTGTCATGGTGTCCCCAGTTTTGGCTACTGCGTTTATGCCTCCTGCTGTTGGCGGATTTTCAGCATTAAAAGCAAGTGACCACCCCGACCAGACACCCTCACTAAATGAGCGGCTGTAAGAACGCGAGCCAGCATAGACACGAAAAACCTGAGTGATCCCGGCATGCTTAAGGATCTCTAACGAGCCAGCGGTTGGCTCTGGATAGTTCGCGCCAGTTTGGGCTTGTAAAATTAATGGCTGATAATAAAGCCCAGGCTCAACAAGTGTATTCAGGTCTACTGCATCGCCAATCTGAATGGCCTGGTCACGGAAAATATCAATCGTTGTGACATTAATTGCGCCAGCGGAATCAGGGGAATGGCTATTAACCGTGCGAGGGTAGAGCGTGTTCGCCCGTTCTTCCGTCAGATAATCCCCGGGTTTCAGCAATAACGTAATATCTTCAGTACCTGAAACGGCAAGTGAATAACGGATTTCTAGTTTTGCTGCATAACCGCTATCAGGTGCAGGCTTAATCTGATCGGGATAGTTACTGACGCTGTATAAAATCCCTTCCTGGGTGAAAATCCCTATCTCCCGCACGGTGTATCCACCCGATTCTTTGGGAATAATACCCTGTGCCACCATGACATTGGGCTGCTCACCGACGGTCAGGCTACTCAAATTCCCACGATAAACTTCATTGACCAGTGCGACTTGTGGTGGCATTGGGGCGACAGGGAAACCACCGCCATCCCCCGCCGCAAATTGGGTTAATACCACTGGCGGGCCACCGGCTATTGCAGCCGCTTCCAGTGCTGCCCCGGCATCAGTAATAATTGAATAATATTCACTCATGATTTATTGAATTCCTATTTCCGCAGTAATATTCGCAATAACAGCACCACCGATATAAAACCGTCCCCTCACTGCTCTTGATGAAATTTCAATACCCGATAAGTAACTTCTGACATTTTTAGCATCATTAATTTGGTTTATGAGTTTATCCAGCACGGCTTCCGAGATTTCACTTCCGAAAATAATCACTCTGAACGTGTAAGGTGTGGCTTTGGGTGACTCCTGATGCCATTCAACAACACGGGTCAAATAATCAAGCGAGGCCAGCGCGCGCTTTACGGCACCAATGGTCCCGCGCCGCTTATTTATTTCAGGTGCCGCTTTCACGACCTGGCGTTTTTGAATTTCCGTCCAGTCCTCTTCCCACCATGTCACGCCATTATCCCACGCAAGCCAGGGAATGAATTGGCGGGGTGTTAACAGTGGGCGGCGTATTTGTCTGATGGGGACCGGTATGGCTTCAATTCTTTCAGCGTGGGTATTTTCTAATGCAATTTCAGGCGGTGAGGCGTTCGGCGGCAACAGTGTTTTCAGTTTATCCACTCGTTGTCTCCAGACTCATGCTCAGAGTGATGCCAGAGCAATAAAATGCCTGACCCATGACCGGTTTTAAGTCACCCACTGGGGAGGTTAGCGTTACGCGGTCTACACCAGGTTGATGCAATGCCTGATAAATACCTGACTCAGCAACAATCTGACCGATCCGGTGCACACTGTCGACATACGCCTGCGCCGCCTGTAATGCAGCATCCTGGACGCTTTGCGGATCAGGCCCGGGTTTAATGTGCAACGTCGCCTCGATGGTGTAAGTCGTTATCACAGCGGTATAAGTCGTCACGTAATCGGTTAGCGGTCGGACATCTTCATCATTAAGGGCCAGCAGAACCGTATCGAGAAGCGCCTGGTCGGCGGTACCATTACCCGTTCTCGATAAAACATACACATGCACTTCACCCGGTAAGTCATGATGCTCCGGTCCATACGGTTTTGCATCGAGCACATCGGGTGAGGCTGATAGCGAGAAATAGAGATATGCGCCATAGGGCCCCGCGACACTCAACGCCTGCATGGACAACCATACACGGGAGCGGAATTCATCATCACTCTCATAAACCGGGTCGCGCGGCGGTATCGCGTCAGGATCGCCCGGGTCTATCAGCTGACGTGGGACGCCGTAATCGGCTGCTTTCACATCGAGGTCATTCCCTCCGGCAGTGGCCAGAAATGTTGCCCCCACCGCCTCGTTGACCCGTACCCTGAGATTGCTTTCACGAAAAGCAACAGCTTCCCCCTGGATGTACGCCGGATCTGATTCAACCAGGCCGGTATAGTTCGGGTCTTTGCTCACGAGTGACTGTGTCCACTCAACAATGATCACTTCCGGGTCAATCTCTTCAATAGCATCAGGCAAGGGGAGCTGTGATAAATCAATGGTGTTTGTTGTCATCCTAACCTCACGCGACCGCTGCGGAAAAACGTGCTGCTTTCAAGGTTCACGCCTTCAATGCCCACTTCAATAAAACCATTACCCGCCGCCAGCACATAAACTCGTTGTATTTTTAGTCGGGGTTCCCAGCGATTAATCGCAATGGCAGTTTCTTTTCTGATATTCGAAACAAGTATTCCATCCAGAGGGGAGTCGATCAGATTAAAAAGATTACTGCCGTAATCACGGCGCAGGACACGTGTTCCCACCGGTGTGGTTAAAATATTAATGATGGATTGATTTAAATGAGCATCACCGCTGAGCGGTCGCCCGGTTTGTGCGTTCATGCCCTTCATATTTTCACCCATAAAAAAACCGCACAATGGCGGGGCATTACATCGGCTGATTCGGCGGCAATGTTACTGAATCTGTTTCATCATGATCATGACCATTGAAGATTTCTCTCACGCCGGCCATCGTTCCTTTGCTGTCTGATAGCTCAGCCCTGGTGCCGATATTGCCTTCCGCATCGATAGTCTGTTTTGCTTCAACAGCATCTTCAAACGTGACTTTTCCCTTAAAAACCCAGCCCTCGGGCGAAGCGGTCAGACTGATTTCTCCACCTGCCAGCTCGATAGCCAGCACGGTACCGTGACTGTCATAGGTGATAGCACTGCCATCGGTAAACTGTATTTTATAGACCCCGGGTTCGGTGGTCGGTGGTTCGTGACGGGTGGTATGCAGACCAAGATGTGCAACGCCATTGCGTAAATCCCCGGACTCACTGATAACCTGCACCCCCTCGCCCACCGTCGGGAGATACGAAATACTCACCGCGCCGGCGGCTGGCATTTGCGGTCGAAGCCAGTCAGTTATCAGGTCACCGATTTTGACTTTTACTCTCAATGGGGATGGCTGCACATCGGCAATGACGCCAGAACGAACCAGGTTACCCAGCCGGCGCTGCAAATCTGAAAGTATGGCGTCACTCATCGCTTAGTTTCTCCGGGAACATCGGATCATAATCATCGATGTGATCGAGGCCAATATCCGGTACCGAGCTGACATAAACCTGCTTCAGCGGTGTGCGTGGGAAGTCATGCAGATCACGACCAAGTGGAATTTCCTGCCCGTAACTGACGCGCCAGACGTAATAATCTTTTAGCCCAGGATCTAAATTGTCCATCGTGGCCGACTGAAAAACAGCAGGCTCAATATCCAGCCCGAAAGTGCGCCCTTCAACCAGCTGTGATATATCCGCCGCATACTCACGGGCACATAACTCAGGACTATCGATATCAAGACTGCGATCCACCACAATCCAGATACTGCAGTCCTGGTCGATATGTAACTGATCGGTACCACTGTCAGCGCGTGACCAGCTATCAACGGAAAAATACAGCGCAGGGGTTTTTAGTTGAGTTCTGGTATCAGGATAAAATCCAACATCCTTTTGCCAGTCAATGAGTTGTAGTTCAGCAATAACTGCATCGTGATATTGCCGCTGTGTATATGATGGCATTATCACCCTCCTGAGCGTTTACCGCGTAATGATGTATGGATCCCTGCCTTCACGCGGCCCTTCAAATCCACCTCGTAGTGGTGCAAAAAAATTTCGGGTATTCGCTGAAAAATATCATCTTCGATTTTATCCAGCATGGGAGCGTAAATATCCATTTCAGCCTCCCGCCTCCTGTTCTGTTCACCACGAACAAAAATAGTTTTTTTGCCCTTCCGATTCTCGCCCACATACGCATCCATAAAATCCGTATCCTTTAATGCGGCACCACGCGGTCTGAAACGTACGGTCGACGTTTCCCGGTCTGATACATACCGGCCCGTTTTCGGGTCGCGAAGTTTATGATGCTCATCCTGCCAGGAGGCACTGCCCTCTATCAGCCCCCGGAGCTCACTTAAGCGGATTTGATTGAGGCCATACCACAACTTCATCCCACCCAGTTCGCGAGCCGACTCTCGTTGATGTTCGAAGGAAAGGACGCGGCGCTTAATGGTTTTCGCGTCCAGTATCCCCGCCTCCTGCCTCATCAGCTTCACGGACGCTTTAGTCAGGGTCTGTACGGTTCGATTGAGTGCGCGGCTGTAAGCAAGGCGCATCTGATTAGCGGTGGCACCGAGTGCCGCCCCCAGCGACTGCAATTCACCGAGATCGATTTCAAAGGGCGAGCTGCGACGCCCGCGAGATCCTCTGACGCTCATTCACTTCCGCTCCAGCTTTTGGGGCCGGGTACGCCAGCCGCTGGTTTTCCTGGCTTTCCGGTGCCGAGCGTCAACACCCGACTGCCCGTATCATCCGGTCCGATTTTCTCGACCCAGTATGATTCACCGTCGATGACAACCAGGTCCTTTTCCTTCACTCCGTCGACACTATGGCTCTTGACGAACAAGGTGGGAGCAGTCGTCTGCACCCGGCCACCCGTTTTGAATGTTGCCGTTGCATCCGGATTATCAAATACGCCACGAACAGGGGTTTTAATGCCGTTAATGTCAATAACCGCATTAACCCCCATGGCGTCGATAATCTCATTGTCAGCAGCAAACATGGCTTCATCAAAAAGATTATCGAACGCCATTTTTAACCGCCTTTGATCATCTTTTTATGGTCAAAATCACCGGATGCAATTTCCACCATCTCGCCAGGTGGCACACATTTGGATATCAGATTCCCGCGTGGATTGAACACTTTCAGATGCAGGCAAGTTAACGGTTTCACCTTAATCCGTTCTCTCGATGATAAATCAGTTTGATGGATCATTGATGCCGCGGCCTGGCTTGATACACCGCCCTCGCTATGCACCCCGTCATCACCATTAATCGCTGCAAATTCGTCTTCTGCTTCACGCAGGCGCAGTTCAAGATCAACAACCGACCCGGTCGTTTCAATTTCACGCCCCAGCTCATCAGACAACAGCTTCAGGCGCGCAATGATGTCTTTTTTTTCCATTTTTATATCCAAAGGGCGGTCTCACCGCCCTGTTAACCGGTTAAGCGATCTGAATGACGACGAATTTATCAGGCTCGGGCAATACCATCAGCGGCGCGGATTGCGTCATGGTGAATTCACAGGACGGGTCACCGGTCGTGATCCAGTTTCTTGGGTAACGTTTAGCCGACGAAACACCTTCAGCCAGCGCGCTCGCATCGTAGATCATGCCGTAGCAGCGAATACCGCCTGCGTCGGTGTTGCCCATGATGATGATATTTTCTGGCATATAACGGACGGTATTGCCTTCACTGTCGATATACTGGTTTTTGGACACAACGATCGCGAGTTCACCGTAATACCCTTTAAACGACACAATCCCGCCCAAATCCTTAAGGGCCGTTTCCAGCTGGCTGTTTGAGCCACGGCGGGTATCGAGTTTTTCGCGGAACAATTTGAAGCTGTTCAGCGTACGCCAGGCCAGACCATCCATGACCGCGATATTGATCGCGCCAGTGGACTGGTCGGCGTACATGTCGAGGTCATAAGTTGGATCAAATGTCTCAGGATCCTGAGCTGACCAGGCTGCCCCGCCTGCCTGAGTAATGTTGTTTTCCGGGCGACGACCAAAATCCACTTCTACCGGCTCAAACTGCTCACCGGTCATCGTGTATCGGCCATATAACACGGCTTCGGTGGCCTGCTGCTCTTCGACCTGCACAATGGACTGCTCTTCCAGTTGCAGGTTTTGCGCAATGATGCGTTCGCGACGGTAGGCCGGGTCCTGTAGTAAGGCTGGATCTTCCCCCGGCAGGCGGTCAACAACCATGTCTGGCCGTACCTGGTGTTTAGGTTTGACATAACCCGGTTTCAGGGTGCGCGTCATGCCGCCAAGATTACGCTGTACTTTGCCCTGCACGGTTGGAGAGACATAGACGGCAATAGGCGCTTTACCGGTGATTTTATCGAGCATGACCTGCTCAGTATCAAACGTGATTTCTCGCCTGAAAAATAAGTCCAGAAACAACGCCTGAAATTTAACGCTTTCCTGCGTGACTGAAATCAGCTCGCGAGTGGTAAACAATCCCATAATGAACCTCTAAATAAAAAGGCCGCCCGGGGCGACCTGTTTTTGATAATAAATTGAATTACGCGACGCTGATTGCCGTACCGACAAAGGCATTTCGTTGCTTAACGCTATCCACCCCCGCCGGCCACAAAATCACAGACATATCAAACGTGCCTGATTTGTAGTACGACCCCGTGACCGCCACACCATTGTGGTCAAGTGCCAGTACGGCGACCGCCGCCCCCGCCGTGACCCCATCCCACGGAACGAGAACGCCGGCAGTGGCATCCAGCATCAGTGGTGTGAGCGCGAGCGTGGGAGCAGAGAATGCCACGCTGCCGATGGCGGTATGGGCGGGATCACTCCCTGAAAAAATATGGCTGTCGCCGCGAACTTCAGTTTCTGTCATCATTGTTCACCCTTATTTCTTTAAAAAAGAGGCCAGACGGGAGGTTTTTCCATTCTGAATGTCGGCATTATCACCACCAACTGCCTGAGCGCCTTCCTTCTCCATAAACTGGACAAATGCATCAGATGCTCCCAGCGGGACGCCTGACATGATCCTTTCCGCAGTGACCAGCGTCATACCTGGCTCTTGACTTAAAACCCCCGCCAGCGCCTCGCGCCCTTTAGCTGCATCACATCCCATGATGGATGCGACAACGTCAGCGCCGGGTGCCACCATCGCAGGCACGGATTTCAAAACCGCGGTCACTTGCTCAGCATGCATGTCGGAATGCATAGCCAGGGCGCTCGCCAGTCCCTCACGGCCAACGGCATCGGGATGAGCAATAATCGCTGTGATGCGCTGGCGTTCTTGCAGCGCGGCTTCATGTGACATTGAGATACCTCGTGTTGGTGATGTTAAATTTAACGCAGCTGACATGACGTCAATTGCATCGGCGCTGTTAACTATTTGATTGGCGAATCCGATTGATACGGCGCTCTCGCCATCATAAACAGCAGCTTCGGTAGCGAGCACGGCCTGAACGGACATACCCATATAGCCAGAAACCTTCCGGGCAAACATGTCACGCGCCGTGTCTATTTTTGCCTGAAAATCGGCGCGGACATCCTCAGGAAGCTTTTCATACGGATTACCGTCAACTTTATGGCTGCCGGCATAAATCAGCGTGACCTCGAGCCCGGCCTGCTCCAGTGCGCCTGAATAATTTGAATGCGCCATCAAAACACCCACCGACCCCATTCGCCCTGTTTGGGTATTGAGTCGGTAGCTGCATGCCGCAGCGATAAGCATGGCCGCCGAGCAGGCCATATCATTACTCAGCGCCCAGATGGGTTTTTCATCCCTTAGCCGGGCGATAACATCCGCACAATCAAATGCCCCGGCCACCTGCCCGCCAGGGCTATCGATATCCAGCAGCACCCCTTTCACTTCCGGGTCAGAAATCGCCTGCTCCAGTCTGGCGATAATCCCGTCATAACCGGTCATGCCAGAAAAGGGCCGCATGGTGCCGAGCTTATGCACCAGCGTTCCGGTCACCGGCAGAACGGCGATGCCGTTTTTGACCTGATAAAACCGTGCCTCACGCTTACCCTCGGTCATGAAGCTTGCGGTGATGGCATTCATGTCCGACGTGGTGAGCTGCTCATCAGGAAGGTTCAGCCGGCTAACCCCGATTTCTTTACCCAGCGCAGAAAAGAAAACCCGCGCATAGGCGGGTTCAAGTAAGAGCGGCTCGTTAAAGGCCATGCTGGCGATATGCGCCAGATTACGTTGCGGCATTGGTTTCCTCGCTCTTTTGTGAGTCAGCGATTTGCTGGTTGTAGGTGTTCGCGATCCACACCGGAGGGCGCAGGCCCGCTGCCGCACGCTCCTGCGATTCACGCACCTGTTGACGGAAAATTTCCTGGTAGTCTTCACCCAGTTTCGCCAGTTCTTTTTCGTAGGTGCTGAGTCCGGCTTCAATCAGCATCACGGATTCCTGCACTTCCTTGAGCCCGTCGATAGCCATACGACCCGCGCCTATCCATTCCGAGCGCTGCCAGCTGGGGCGGGCTTCCCAGAATGAATATCTTGCGCGTGGCGGAACAATGAGCTTTCTGGCAATCACTTCTTCCAGCCAGCATCCGAACATCAACGAAGCCTGGCGGGCGGCAATAAATTTGCGCATTCCCATAAAGTAACGCCACGATTCATTGGCGCTGGCACGCGCACTGGAGTAGCTCACTTCGCTGTAATCCCGTGAAAGCTGCTCGTAAGACACGCCCGTTCCCGCCGCGATATACCGCAGAATAGCTTTTTCCAGCGCGGAATAGCCGTTATCAGAATCCTGTGCAGACTGGAGGTTTAACGCATCACCAGGATAAAGATGGGGAATTTTAACCCCACCCAGCTTGACGTTCACATTCGTGTAATGATTGGCCTGCTCAAGAAGCATTTTCATTAATGGACTGGATGCTTTCACTGCTTCATCAGCGCCGGCAATAAATGCCATCGCCTCTTTCGTATCTATTTGCGATTCGATAGTAGCCGCATACATGGATTTAACGATCACGCTCTGAAGCTGAGTGGCCTGAAGAGTGTCCAGCATTTTCATCCGCTCCATGACGCTGTAAAAACGGTTCGCGCCACGCGTCTGGCCATCCTCTGTCGGCTGGAATATGTGGATCATGCCCGGACGCCCATTGCGCATCGTTTTGGGTATGCGCAGATAACGGGTCGTCCCCATAAAGTATGGGTCGCCCTCGCGGACGTGATACGCGACGGCCTTGCCATTTTTATCAATATCCACACCCGCCCTGCGCGACGCGGTCGACATGCCGTTATAGGGATTTTCAATACGCTTCGGACTGATCATTTTAAAACGCGTACGAAAGAGACTACTGGAACTATTTTCCCAGACGGGTTGAATGAACGCCTCGCCATTAAAGGCGTGAACCCCGACCCCCTCACGAATAAATTCGGTAAAGGTGCGCTTCTCTTCGATATCAATTTTGCAGTACGGTGAGTCGGCAAACTCCAGCCAGGCCGCTTCAACATCATCAACAAATGCCTGCGCATCCGCCTCGTTCATGCCGAGAAACTTCCAGTTTGGTCGGTAACTCAGGCGGAACATGTGTCCTACGATATGATCCTGGTGTAGCCGAATAATATTTGAACCCAGCCCATTATTCCGGACCAGGTCATCAGCACGCGCATTACCTGTTTTCAGCGTGGGGAGTAATGCGGCATCAGCACTCTGGGACAGAGGTGTCCATTCTGCCATCTGCCCACCAAACCCCACACCACCGCCGGTATAACCCATCGAACGACTTAACGGATTTCCGTGCACATCAACCAGCACAGGATGTGTCATAAACGCACCCCCGCCGGCGGTAAGCGCCTGGATGGAAGGCCCAGCGCGGTTCGGATTTCATCGATGTAAAACCGCAGCTCTGAAATACTGGCCTGACTGTACTGAACCTGCCGCCCGTCTTTTGATATTGATACAATTCTTTTTCCGATCTGAAGCGCGTGAAGTGCCTGTTCGGCCTCAGTCAGCATGGCTGATGTGAACATTTACCCTCCCAGAGCAGCATAAACAGCAGCCATATCAGGTTCGTTACTGGTTTTCTCATTCCTTGACGCCGCCAGGGCATCAAGATCTAACTGCCATTTCTGCATGGATAAACGTAATGCGGCATAAGCATAGACAAGACAGTCCAGCGCCTCGTTGCGACGTTTTTTGTTGTCCCAGAGAAGTTTTCTCTTTCCCTTTTCATACTTTTCAATGAGTTCCTCAGCAACCAGTTGCTTCGCCTCCACCTCAGAGAAGATGTCCTGATCCGCAGGGAAGTGCATGGCCATCGGGGTCGGCACTGAATAATCAGAAGGAGTTAACGCCATGCGTGCATAAAGGATTTCTTTGGCGGTATCGGTACCGATTTCGCAAAGATACGTACCATGCTCACCACGCGTGCGCGGCATGGAGATAACTGTTTTTCCGTAAACGCTGGCGCCCTTGATTGGGATGACGCGAAAGATGCCATGCTTGCGTGAGCGTTTATGGACAATAACAGGGTCGATACCACCGGTATCCCAGCAAGTGCGGCTGATGGTCATTTCCGAACCATCCTCACAGGCATATCGCGCGTTGATTGCCGCATCGACACGCATCAACGTGGACTCATCATCTGGTCGCCCCATGATAATGACTTTATCGACGAGAAAAGCCTCCTCGCCGGGTGCCCACCCCCAGACATACACCTCGAAACGATCCCCCTGGGAATCGATACCCGCAGTGAGGTAAACAACGCGGCCAGGAACTTTGCATTTATAGACGGCGACTTTTTCCAGCAGAATATCGTGCTCAAGTTTTTCACCTACGGCATCGCTCCACGTTTCGCCCAGCGTGGTATTCCAGAATCCCTTCATGCCGTTCGGATCTTTGAGTGCCGTCTGATAGTCATAAATAATCTGCACCCAGGTGGTAAAGGGGCTGTATGCGGTCCAGATGTGGAATGAGACGGAGCGCGGCGCCGGGATTTCTTTTCCATTCACATCACACCACGCCAGACCATCACGGGTGGTGATGTGTGTATTTTCGCAAATCCACCGGCCATCGGTCTGATCGAGTTCAGCCTGATAAATAACGCAGCCATGATGCTCGCACAGGTAATAAACGGATTCGGGCTTACCCTGCTCCCACTTCAGGCCATACGGCGTCTCATCATCCCCCCATTTGAGAAACTGCTTCTCACCACAATGCGGGCAAGGAATGTGGAAGCGCAGCAGGTGATCAGACTCTCGTGCCGCTTTTTCAATCTGGCAGCTATCTTTTATTTTTGGTGTGGAACCACGGATGGATTTTGGCCAGATGGAACCTTCTATGCGCTTGTCGCCGAGTTGCGTCGGTGAGCCTTCTTTTTCAATATCCGCATCAAAGGCGGCCAGCTCGTCATACATCACCGCATCAACCGATTTCTCACGGTAATTTTTGGCCGCCTTCCCCCCAAGACACCACAGTCCCATGCCATGCGAAAAGCGTTTCATGGATAGAGTGTTGTCACGATGCTTCCTGCCGTACCAGGGAGCCAGGAGCTTCAGTGCCGGAACTTCCCTTATGGTAGGTTCAACATGTGACTTCATGAAGTTCTCAGCATCCGCATCCGTTGGCTGAAACATCAGACAATTACGGGTTTTATGTTCCACAAAATAAGCCATTACCGCCAGGAGCATTTTGGTATAACCGACGCGGGCAGATTTGATAAAGTTGACGGTGCGGATCCCATCATTACCCATGGCATTCATGATGGCCACCTGGAAAGGCAGCGTTATCCAGGCACCGGTGTTGTAGCTTGATTCTTTCGGCAAATAGTAACAGTCATCCGCCCATTCAACGGCCGTCATAGGTAAGGGGCGGCGCAAACTGGCAAGCCCTGCCGCAGCGGCTACGACCATATTTTCAACTTGTGCTGTCGATATATTCATCGAGCATCTCCGGGATTTTTCCGCTGGTTGCGGTAGCGTTATTCATCGCTTTGGCGATCAATTTTTTCAGAAATTCAAGTTGCGCCTTATCAATGTCAACAAAGCGCCTCTGCATAGAAAGGGGGATGGAGTCCAGAATGGAAGCGATATCATTTGCCAGCCTGGAGAGTGCAAAGGAGCAAAAAGCTGTATCAACAACCACCCTTTCATCTCTCAGGTTTTTAAGTTCCTGAGCAAGGGCCTGTGCCTCAGTGAGGCGAATACGCGCCTCCTGCAAACGGATCTCCCGCTCAATGTCATCACCTTGTTCGTCACCCTCATTTGCCGGTTCATTTGCCGGTTTGTTCAGGGGGTGTCCGGGCGGGACTCTCTGCCTCAAAACATCAATGTAAAACAGACGCCATGCATCCATGTCGTATCCCGCGCGCCCGCGTGGTTTGGGAGATCCAGCCAGTTTGGTGAGGCCCCGGAGCGTCCGTTCTGAAACATTAATATGGCGCGCTACCTCCTCTTGTGTAGCCATAAAATCACCCCAAAAGAAACCGGCAAATACATTCCTTGAAAATTTTCATAAATAGCGCGCTTTTGCGCGTCTAAAGCCCCTCGGTGTTTTTATTTCCCAGGAAGTACCTTTTCAGACTACTGAGAGTTGGATGTTTAAACCTGAGACCCCTCTACTATTGTTGCATCACGCCACAGTGTCGTATCCTGACCCGCATTATCCGGCCTGACACCATCAAAACTAAGACACCGCCGATCCTGAGTTCAGAATTGCGGAAGCAACTGGGCGGGTCGCGATCAAGCAGGGTTTTACTCATTAGCGCGAAATACAGCTTTTGCGTTCGCTGCCGTGAGGCTAAACCTGTTTTCAATGGATATTTACCAGATTTTCCCTGACAAAGGATTTGTAATGAGCTCAGTCAAACACCCGTACTTCGGTACGTTGAACAGTCTAAATTCACACGGCCCCGATGTTGTGTGGGAAGGAAAGATCGCTATTAACAACACTGAGACCGATGCCATGGTTTGGATTGAAGGAAACACCTCTTTCCAGATGGCACAGTTGGATGCATTTGCTGCGCTACTAACAAACATATCCTCAGTTGACGCCCGTGCTCGCATTCAGTTATGTAACCATCTGACCAAGGATGATCCACATTATCTTGAATATCATGTTAATGAGTTAGCGGAGAGCCCAGTCATCGCAGAGCTGATAAGGGCTAGTGCAGAAGGGATACCATCCGCCGATGCCTTTGTGCAAAAAATGCGACTACACAACATTGGACTATGGCATGGCCATAAAACGCCACTTATTCTCGATTACATGATCGATTCCGATTACAGCGACCAAATTCTTGCTGTAGGCATTAGCCTCGACGGGGAAGCTATCGATGTAAGTTGGGAGAGCTAAATGTAATCAGTTATTACAATACCCCCTCCCGGCACAACGAGCTAATGCCGGGAGTTTTTTGCCATTTAAAAAACTATAAATGCCTACCCCCTCATGTTCTTACTGCCCAGGCGAGACAGCAGTTTCTTTTCAAGCAAATTCACGACTGTTACGCCGGACCAGGATGATATTCCGCAGGCGACTGCCGTTCCGGTGTAATGCCACTGAAAACGCACCGCGAGCATCAGCACGAGTGCACTTGCAAATGTTGAGATGATGATTTGGCATACCGCGCCCCAGAATGATGTCGGGATGCCAGAAAGAATACTGTGGGCAATCTTCGATAACACACCGAGGCCCGTAAAAATGGCAACGAGGAAATACCCCGCAATTTCGTCTTCTGGCGGCTTAAATGGCATGGGATTTAGTCCATAAAAAAGCCCCGCGATAAGCGAGGCTTGAGAGTCATAGCACAACAATGTCAGTGGTTATGGCTCGGTCATGTTTTAGCAATGAAAAAAGCCCCGCATGAGGGGCTGAGTAAAACGAGAACTCAATTCGGAAGATTACTAACGATACACAGATAAGTATCAGACTGAACGCTGAGCGGCATGAACCTACAAGCGTATAAAGCAATATGGGAACACCCAGCGTTCAGACTGATACGCTCTCAAGCCACTCAGGAATTATTCCGTTTTTGTTGGCTGAAAAGCATTTGGTGCGGTCGGTGGGAATCAAACCCGCCCAGGCGCTCATTGATGGGATAGGTGCCTGAATATCAATTAACCGCATTGGAACCGGTTAGCGGAGTTGAACCGCTGCCATCCTGATTTTTCAATCAGGCGTTCTGCCTGCTGAACTAAACCGGTAAAAAAGCCTCTGACGAGGCCTAAGCAAATCAAAAAATCCAATTCCAAGCCAATGGGTTTTTACTATGTGTTACCTGCAAAGCAACGAGGCGAATCCTAAATCAATTCATGTGAGCCACCAATGCTGAATCGATTTAATTTTGAATAATCATTCAAAGATAGATAGCCACCAGTAAAGGGTCAGCACAGGATGAGGCTTCGATACTGCGTGTAAGCAGAAAAGAAAAAGCCCCGCGATAAGCGAGGCTTGAGAGTCATAGCACAACAATGTCAGTGTCTATGACTCAGTTACGTTTTTAGCACCAGTCATATTATTAAAACGGCTATTCAGCCAAACATCTTGATACCCAGCTCTTTGCACGAAAAAACCAAGTTATCAGGGTTTGCATTGCCCATCAGAGCCTCTATCAGAAGATCCTTTTCCTTCGAGTCCAACGGTGAATCAGCATGTTCAAGCAGACTGTCGGTATCCGCGAACTGCCGGAACCACGGCTCACCTACTTCAATGAGAAATCGCTCAAGGTCCATGATACAGCGTTCATAGGTGCTGCCACTAACCGCATTAAACCGGAAGTGATAGCGCCCCATACGTGTTTTTTCAGCATCACTGCAAGGACCATTTAGCGCTAATCCGGGATGCTCATCGTTAAGCACACGGATTCCGAAGGATACCTCAATGGTGACTGACGCATTTATGCTGCGCTGGCGGTGAAGATTCACAAAATCCACCGCATGAGTGATACGCTGCCGAGTCCAGAGCGTTGTCTTCGTTCTTGAGAACCCCAAAACAGAAGCAGATAAGGTGAATTCTTTGAAGGCTTTTTCCGTACGGCTACGAATAATGGGGGTAAACTCGCTCAATTTAACTCCTTTGGGGTCCTGCTTTACAGTTGCCAAATTCGATTGTAAAACAGGCCTAAGGCCGGTGGACCACTGATAACCTGATTTTGCAATCAGGCGTTCTGCCTGCTGAACTAAACCGGTAAAAAGCCTCGGACGAGGCCTAAGTAAATCCAGGATTCAAGTTACAAACAAATCAATCAATGGTTACGCTATCTGTTACCTGCGAAGCAACGAAGCGAATCTTATATAGTTAATTTGTGTTGTTATTGATATTTGATGCCGAAATGTTTCAACTTACAAAAGTTTACCCTATACAGACTTCGGTACCATGTACTGCCGAATTTCATCCTGTGTTTGCCCGTATCGCTCACCTTCCAGTTCCACGCCTATCGCCCGACGCCCCAGAGAAAAAGCCGCCTTTATCGTCGAACCAGACCCCATAAAAAAATCGGCCACAACATCGCCGGGTTTGCTGCTGGCGCTGATAATCTGCCGCAACATATCGGCCGGCTTTTCACATGGGTGTTTGCCTGGATAGAACTGGACGGGCTTGTGGGTCCATACATCGGTGTACGGAACAGACACTGAAACAGCAAATGGTCGCCGGAGAGCTTTGAACTCACCCAGCAGGTCAGAATATTTCCGGTTTAACGACTGCCACGTTTCCACCAACTGATGGTGTGGTTTATCCAGTTCTTGTTTCACATGTTTTGAGGCGGCTATTTGGGTGAACAATGCCTGAAGCTTTAAATAGTCTGCTTCATTCGGTAGCTGCCACTGACTGGCACCGAACCAGTGCGAAACCATGTTCTTCTTACCCGTTGCATCAGCAATTTCTTTTGACGTAACACCCAGCGCTGCGCGTGCATTACGAAAGTAATCAATCAACGGTGCCAGGATATGCTGTTTAGCGTCGCGGCAATGCTCCGTGTAACTGTCGGGCGTATACGGTCCCGGGTAATGCTCTGCAAAGAGAATGCGCTCAGTAGCCGGGAAGTAAGCCCGCAGGCTTTCTTTATTGCAGCCATTCCAGCGCCCTGAAGGCTTTGCCCAGATGATATGGTTCAGAATGTTGAAGCGCTGGCGCATCAGCAGCTCAATATCTGCCGCCAGGCGATGACCACTGAACAGGTAGATACTGCCATTGGGTTTCAATACCCGCCAGAACTCAATCAGGCATTTATCAAGCCAGGCCAGATAATCCTCATCGCCCCGCCACTGGTTATCCCAACCGTTTGGTTTCACCTTGAAATAAGGCGGATCGGTAACAATGAGATCGACGGAATTTTCAGGAAGGGAGGCAAGAACCTGAAGACAATCAGCGTTGAACAACTCAACACTGTTTAAAATTACAGTATTTTTCATAGATCAGTAAACGAGTCTCTGATAGGCTCACTTTGCTTTAGCGCTAAAGCGGTGGGCCCTGGTTCGCTTGTGACCATTAGACATGAGCGAATGGCTGGTTGAGTGCTACAACACCCACCAGCCGCCCATTTTCACTGCAGAAGCCTCCTTAATGGAGGCGCTTGTAACATCCAATCTGGTATTCCGATAAACCCGCCATTACTAACTGCGTCAGTATTAACTGGCATCGTTCACGCGTCAGATGTGTATTCTGTGCAATTTCCCCAACAGTTGCGGGCTTGTCGCTTAATTCTTTGAAAACTGCTTTTGCTGTTTCCGTCATATCCTGCTGTTTTAGCATGTCTTTTATCCTTGATTTTGGCGTGACATACAGATAACTCTGGTTCGATAAAGCAGCAAGCTGAAAGGTTTATTGCTGTATCAGCAGGCAATTCATTAACCTTTGGGCGTAAAAAAACCCGCACCTGGCGGGTTGATTATTGCATTCGGCTGGGCACTGACTTCGCATTTTGAACAGCCCCGCACAAAATGTTTTGAAGCCAATACCCAGCCGAATGCGCTTTCCAGTCACTCCGGGTTATCCCATCTTCGCAGACTGAAAAGCATTATTCTTGGAGCGGTCAGCGGGAATCGAACTGGTGACCTACTGATTACAAGTCAGTTGCTCTACCTACTGAGCTAAAGGGCCTGATATAAAAATCACTGCAAAGAGCAGCCAGTGGGAATCAAACCCACCCAGGCACTCATTGAGGTGAAAACGCCTGAATATCAATTGACTGCACTGGTACCGGTTGATGGAGTTGAACCACCGCCCTTCTGATTTTGCAATCAGCCGTTCTGCCTGCTGAACTAAACCGGTAAAAAAGCCTCGGACGAGGCCTAAGCAAATCAAAAAATCTAATTACGAGCCCTATGTGTTGCCTGCAAAAACAACGAGGCGAATCCTAAATCAATTCATGTGAGCGACCAATGCTGAATCGATTTAATTTTGAATAATCATTCAAAGATAGATAACCACCAGTAAAGGATCAGTACAGGATGAGACTTCAGTATTGCTTGTAAGCAGAAACAAGAAAGCCCCGCATCAGCGAGGCTTCATTTAAGTGGCGGGTATTAACAACTTCCCACAATTAGAAGCATACACGACAACTTCGGACAAAATCAATATGTTCAGCATTAAAATTCAAAACAATGCCGCCATCTTTCAAAATTTAGTCGCTCTCTCGAACGCTATTTCTGCCTTTCCCTCTCCCCAGTGGCATTCCTGCACCAGACCGTCGTAGAAGGGTTTCCAGTTTCGTGTCCATGTTCTGACATGCAGATCCGGAACAAGGCTCAGAATCGCTTTATGGACGTTTGTTGAGGGCATGCTTGCAAACCCCTTTCCCGTACAGCGTTCACATTCTTTAAATACCGGAGCACCCTGCTCACTGGTGGCTTTGCGATCGAGCACACATCCGATCCCTTTGCATCGGCAGCGGGCCGATAGCGTCCCCTTTCCGTCACAGTGCTGGCATTGTTTTTTAACCGTCTGCAGTTCTACCCTGGGTGAGATCTTCACTTCACCATCTGCACCGATGTAGCCAGGGTAACGAACCACCTGTTCCTGAACATCCACCAGCCCTTTACCTTTGCAGTGTGGGCAGCCTGATGAGCTGGCAGCTGAGCGCGAATATTCAGTAAAGGCAAATCGGGCGAGAAGGAGCATGCAATTGCCAAACTGAGTTCCTGCCGCCTTACGTACATTTTTTGGCGCATCATCCATCGCCATACGTGCCAGCTCCTGCACGGCTTTCTGCTCATCTCCTGTGCTGATGCCGTTCTTACCGAGGAATGCCCAAAGACCAAACCTCGCTTTTGCCGCTGTGGAGCCGAGCGCTGCCATAATATCTGTTCCAGTGATCCTGTCAGGAGAGGTGGATTTGGATGAATCGGTGATAGCCAGTCCCTGCGGGCTAAAGTGTTTCAAGGATGCTTCAAGTTTCATGCGGCCCTCTCATTCTTAGTGTACCGGCAAGATTTAGCTTCAGGTTGCTGGCGACTAAGCTGCTGAGCCTGCGCCTGGTCAATTGGGTAGAAGTGTCCGTTTTGGAAACGACGATAGACAGTACCGAGAGCACCATTGCGGTTTTTTGTAATATTGATTTCAGCAATGCCGCGAGCGGGTGACTCCGGGTTATAAACCTCATCGCGATAGAGCATCATGATAATGTCGGCGTCGGCTTCAATCTCACCCGAGTTTTTCAGGTCTGCGTTGAGCGGGCGCTTGTTTGGCCGGGATTCAACGCTGCGGGATAGCTGGCTCAATGCAATAACAGGTGTTTTGTTCATCTTCGCCAGTGATTTAAGGCCCTTCGATACATCACCCACCGCCAGATCATGACGGCTGTTATTTTGCAGCTTAACCAGGCCAAGATAATCGACAGCAATCAGCTTTGTTTCTGGATGCGCCTGCTTGTGGCGTACAGCAGCCTGCTTAATCTGCTCCACATTGAGATCGGTAGCATCAATGATCCAGATATGGCGACCGGTCATACGGCTGATACCATTGGCAATTCTTGCCCAGTCCTCATCCTCCAGCTTGTCCGGAGATTTGAGGCGGGATGCCGAAATACCGCCAGCTGCCGACACATGGCGCTCTGCTATCTGAATAGCGCCCATTTCCATGCTGAAGAACAGTACTCCCGCGCCGGGCTCTGTCACTTTGTCGATGATATCCAGCACCATCTCGGTTTTACCCATTGAGGGGCGCGCAGCGAGCAGGATCAGGTCAGTTAAGTCAAAACCACCGGTAATCGAATCCAGTTCATCAATTCCCGTCAGTATTGTCCGTCCTTCACTGCGACCACTCATTTTCTCATCCAGCCGGTCGATGATTTCAGGCAGCAAATCATCAATGTTAATGGCTTTTACTGCGCTTTCTTCCGTATCAAGAGCACTGATGGCCATCTTCACTTCATCAAGTGCGTTCATGGCCTGCTCACTCGTCACCGATTTACGCAATGTATTCAGTGTGGCTTCCAGCAGGTCCTCAGCCGCTCGCAGTGCCGCGTTTCGCTTCAGTACAGCGGTATACTGGATGAGAGACGATTTTGCCCAGGCTTTCCTGCTGGAATCCATAATCGTCGCCTCATGCTTTGGCAGCGACTCGCACAGCAGAACGGGGTCAATAACACCGGTTGTTTTGGCCTGTCGACAGATAGCCTCGAATATTTCGCGATACTGCCAGTTTCCGAATGTTGAGGACGGAAGCGATGAAACGATCTCCATCACCTCAGGGTCGGTACCGCGCAGGAACATGCCCCCGATCACCGCCCCTTCAATGTCCTCATTTCGCCAGAGAGCTGAACTCATGCCGCCACCTGCCCTTTCTGCTTGCGGTAACTTTCCCAGTTAAAAATTAACTCAGTCCCGCCACCTTCAACCATACGGTCGGTGAGCCGTTCACCAATGGCATCAGAAATCTGCGCAGGGGTAAGATTGCTCAGCAGGATGGTGGGCAGCATGCGTTCGTAACGCGTATTGAGAATATCGAACAGAATGATTTTCTCAGCGTCCGTACCGTACTGAAGGCCAACCTCATCGATGATCAAAAGGTCACGACTGGTGTACAAATGAACCAGTTCATCCTCGGTCATGTCGGATTCTTTCGACCAGGTGCGTTTGATTGCGCGAATAATTCGCATGACTGAGGTCATCAGGACAGTGCTCTGATGGTTGCGGATGATATCTTTCGCCAGTGCGGTTACAAGATGGTTTTTGCCGGTTCCGGGCTTTCCGGTGAGGATTAGGCTTGTGCCGTTCGCCAGCATGTCAGGCCAGGCAGCGGCGTATGCTTTCATGATACTCAGGCATTTTGCGGCGCTGTCACAAACAACGTCGTAGTTGCTGAATTCGCATGCTTCAAAGCGCGGCACGATATGTGCTTCACCCAGTAACATCTCAGTCTGGAGGGCGACCTTTGCCTGCTCTGCAACATCGATTTCTTTCTGGATGCAGCCCGGGCAACGAGATGATTTTTCGGATACCCGGCCTCTGAACGCCATCCACAATCGTGTTTTCTGATAATCCCCGTGAAGACTACAGGTCGCCGGATTCGATTCCTGGCTATCATAGCAACGATCGGTGGGAGCAACTTTCCCATCAGAAAATGCCAGCTCTTCAGTGAGATTATCAATCGTGATACCCAGAGACTGAATGCCACGTTTGTGGGTGTCATAATTTATATGGCTCATGTGTTACCTCTCGCCCACACGGGTGTATTGGTTGTGCCGTAGTCACGATCGTTAAATCCGGAATGCTTGTTATCTTGTGGTTTATGCTGCTGCGAACCCGTTATTGCCCAGGTATTCTCAAACTCCAGACCCGGACCAAAGAAACGCGCCCCCTGCATCACAAACTCCGTACCTGATTTTCCGGTAGTCAGCAGGAATGCTGCGTAACGTTTAACCCCTTCCAGCATGCTCTCAGCCGTTACCCCATCATGTAGACGGGCATTCCACGCCTGGTAAGCTTTGTTCTTCGGGTTACTTCCCTGCCTGGCGGGATAAGCTTTCCAGGCACTTTCAAACTCTGGTGAATATCCATTCTTAACAGGCTTAGCAGGTGTACTGGCGTCAGCCTGTGCACCTGGAGTTTTAATCTCTGTAGTAATCTCTTGTGTATTCTCTGTAGTAGTCTCTGGTAATGGTTGGGTCATATTGCCCCGTTGCATTGGGCCATCCTGACCTGGTGCATTAGTGCAATCTGCTTCACTGCATTTGGTCATATTGCTCTGCTCCATTTGGTCAATTTGACCAAATGCTTCGTTCACTGGTTGCGCTGTGTTTTCAATAGCTCCCAGCGCGGCATAATTGATGCTGTACCACTTGCTACGGTCGCGTGGATCACGATTGTGATTCCCGCTTACCACCATCCCTTGCTGCTCAAGGCTTAACAATGCGCGTTTGATGGTTGCTTCACTCCAGAACGGGAATTGCTTCTGCCAGTTGGCAACGCTGTTGTATACCCATCGGCGATCCTGATAGTGATGCCGTGAGGAAGCCATCCAGTAATGGATTTGCTGAAGAATTACCGCTTCATTGAGGCCGATTGCGCAGGCCAGAGAAGGCAGCACCTGAAGGGGATTTTCGTTAATCAGCAGTCGACTCATTACCTACCCTCGAAAAAAAGTGTTGGAACGCCTCATGCTGCATGCAAAGCCTCCTGCAGGTCGCTGTCATGTGTGAACTTGCCGTCCCACCCCTTCTTCATCGGTAAATTACCTTTCAGGTAATGGCGATATAGCCAGACAGCACCTTTGCGCAGCAGGATTGGTTTGTATGCGTCAAAACTTTCGATATCCACATTATCGGGATCAATGCGCTGTCGCTTCTCCCTGAGATACTGATCGCGCGCATAGTGTTTAACCCGCCACGCTGCCTTACGAGATTCTGGACGTTCGTCGAACAGCCAGTTGTGATCAGCGAGAAAAGCGTTTATCTGGCTGACGTTCACGCCGTTCAGCAACTTGCAGAACTGGAAGGGACTCATGCCATCCTGGAAAAGGTTCTCCAGGTGATCGATGTACTGCGCCTGACGATGGACGTAACCGAGCGCTTTGTTTTTGGACTCAAACTCATCAGCCCATGCGCGAGCAGCAGCAGCCGGATTATTGAAATCAGGCATGATACTCAACGGATGCGCTGGATCTGGCTTGTGAAAGTAGGCACTCTCCATTTTCTCAAAGAATGACCATGCTTCATCGGTATCAATGATTTTGGACATGCGAGCGGCGCCGCGTACAGTCCACAGAACTTGCTGGCTTGTATGTTTACTAACCAACCCACTGATAGTAGGCAGCCTCTTAAAATGCTGTAACTCCAGGCCTTCCAACTTAAAGTAATGCTCACCTTCAATAAAACGTTCCTGGTTGCGGGTGAGGTTCATTTGGATATTTTTAACATCCGTTCCGTAACCAACGGCCAGCGCCTCGGTGGTCACAACACGTACACCTTCCCACTGGATTTCCGGCAGATTTTCAGCGTTGATAATTTTCAGTTGACGTTTCATTGGTTCTCCTTTGTGTTGCGTGACATGTCACGCTGGAGCTGGCTGAATACTTCAGGCATCACTGTGCGCGGTAGTCAGGAGGCATTACCGTCACCTTTCGGGCGTGGGAAGATGTCATCTAGTGAGCAATCTGCGCCCAATTTTTTGAAACCATCAATAATTAAACGACAGTCCTCTAGATTTGGTTTTCTGATGCATAATTCGTAATTTGAAATACGCGAAGGTTTCCATCCCAAGGCCACGGCAAATTCTGCTTGCGTTAGTCCAATACTTTTTCTCTGCCTAGCAATGTTGTTCATTGCAGTCTCCAAAAATAAATTCAACCCATTACACACATTTTGTGATTAACAGTCAACTACGATTTGTGTATAACATCTATCCACATAACGTGTTAGATTAAAGGAATGAAAACCATGCATGAAATTATCGGGGAAAGGATTAAAGCCCTGCGAGAGGCGAAGGGACTTAGCCAAGTACAGCTTGCCAAACAATGTGGCTGGGCAGCCCCTTCACGTCTTGGTAACTATGAACTGGGAACCCGGAAAGTTAGCGCGGATGATGCTTTGCTGCTTGCGAATGCTTTGGGTGTATCACCAGCAAAAATATTATTCGGAGACGATTCAGTGTCCGTTTATAAACAATACGACTACCCACTTTTCACTACAGTTCAGGCCGGGCAGTTTGCTGATGTTGGCACATTCACTGAACGTGATGCTCAGGAGTGGGTAGCTACGGCTAAAAAGGCCAGTAAAGACGCTTTCTGGCTAGAGGTTGCAGGACATTCAATGACAGCTCCGCAGGGAGTAAGACCAAGCTTTCCTGAGGGCATGCTGATACTTGTCGACCCAGCCGAGGATGTAGAGCCTGGAGATTTCTGTGTAGCCAGTGTGTTTGGTGACACTGAGGTGACGTTTAAGAAATTCACATGGGATGATGGACAGCCCTGGCTGGAACCGTTAAACCCCAACCCTAGATACCACAGCATTCCGTGCAATGAGACTTGCCGTATAATAGGGAAGGTAGTTAAGGCACAGTGGCCCGAAAATATCTTTGACTAGAAACCACATCAACACCCCTTGTAGTCGTTTAACTTAACCCGCATCTTGCGGGTTTTTTATTAATTACTGCACAGTGACCGGGCATACTTTTCACGTTATTTTAAGCGCCCTTACACACCACCGTCCCTTATATTAGAAAAATAAAATCACAAAACAAACAATCACATATCGTGAATAAAAAATAAAATACACATTTTGTGATTGCAAAAATAAACACACTATGTGAATATTATCTCATCGGCAAACAGCAGAGCCAATGAGATGAACACAAGCGACAAACAAGTTTTAAATAGCCACACCTTAAGATCCTCCTGCCATCAAATTGACAGGGTAATTTCTTGCCTGACTTTAGTTCAGAATTCAGGTGTCAATGAAAGCATCGAAGCGACGATCCTTCTATGCAAAGGGGTACTTGCGAGAACTGTTGATGAACTGAACGAAACATTTGGATCTGACTGGCCGGAGAATAAACAATGAAAACTCCAATCGAAATGCTGGAAATTATCAGCGCAGAAATCATCGAAAACACAACGTTACTTGAACTTATATATAAAAACAGCGCTGAAGAGCCTCAAGTTGATTGTTCAATCGCATGTCTACTTCGCTCTCTTTGTAAGACCCGCGAAAAAATAGAACATTACGTTGAGATATGTATTAATAATCAACGAAAATAAAAACAAGTAATTAATCGAAGTAAATACAGCTTAATCGCTGGGGAATTCCACAACCATAATTCAGTGGGGTACATATTATGAGTTTTATAAAAGACATTATTGCATATAAAAGTGCATTGCTCTATGCCGCATGCGGACAAGAGGTTATTGCAGCGCTATATCTACGCAAGGCTTACGGGGCTTAAGTATGGAGGAAAATGAAAAGACTCACAAAGAAATAGCAGATAAGGCGGACCAACTTTGCTGCTTACTAAAAGTCTCCGCTCTCGCGACTGTCGAATTAGAAGAATGTGAAATGAGTGCGTTATTCACTCTGGCCTTTGAATTATCGATTACCGTCAGTGCTTATCTCAATGATAACGAAAGTGGACTCATCGGTAATGACAAACCTAATTGAAATACGCCGCCACCGAATTGTTATTGCAAAGCTGAATTCAATGGAGCGAAAAACCGGTAGCCATTTTACGTTAGTGAAGTTACCGAACAATGAAGTGACGACCATTGAACTAAATGAAGAAATACTAACTAAAGCACTAATAAAAATATTCGAAGCGATGGTGTACAACTCCAATAAACGAATGGAAGCCGAGCGACATATATCAGACCATTACAGCGCATGTATGGGAAACAAATTAAATAAGCTTTCACCGCTGGGCATGGAATTTATGAATGCGGTTATAGCGAATTTAGCAGAACAGGCATTTGAGCATCAAGGAGTCAGCAATGGTAACTGAGCAACGAACCATCAGCTATATGGGTGTAAATATTCCGGCCCCAGTATTACCCATTGAGTTGCATGTTTTGCCCGATTTTACGGGGCGCGTAGTTGTCCACTTTGAAAAAGGGCGTGCCATTTGCGATCGCCGCCTTCATGAAAGTGAACACGTGGCTACCCTGGATGGATTTTTAGAGCTAGCCCGCATGGCTGGATACAAAGTGAGGAATGAGAAATGACCACCAGCAAAGTTAAAACAGGTATCGACGCAGCATTCAGCCGCCCTCTCCGTCCGGTGTATGTCGTGTCTCGTCACGGTTTCCGTAAGCGTTGCCTGAGCCGTAGCGCGGCGTTAAATAACCTGGCGCACTACATGACCACTTACGCTTTCCGTCTGGCGGGAGTCAGGACCCATTACCCGGATATGCCCGTACAGCGCGATGGCGTTTTAGTCCACCAACTCGGGCTACCAACTGAAATTTATCTGTCTGCTCATACCCGCTGCGTTCGCCGTATTCGTCGCCTGCTGGCCCGTAAGCGTGAGATCAAGCAGTGGCAGGAGAAGCACGACGCGCTAACCGAACAGTATCGCGAATTCATGAAAACGAAGCCGTTCTAAGGTGGGAATTATGCTTTTACCAACTGATATTCTCCGCGCCGCACTCTGCTGCGTGGCTGACCATGGATGATCGGCGCGATATGGCAGACCTTAACGACACTCTGGTGAAAGCCAGCGTCCAGATTGACGACGGATGTGACCTTACAAAGCAGCTGGTTTGGAAGATGAATGCCAGGCGGGATATGCGGAACGGCATCAGTGTACTGATGCCACCAGCTCCGAAGGTAGCGGCATCGAAGATCGAACCGAAGAAGAAGCCCCGGAAACGGGGTTATCGAGTAGTGCAAAAAGCGATTGGCGCGGTATGAGGTGGATATGAGCAATGTAATTCAATTGGCCCCTAACGAGTGGGTTTGCGAAAGTGTTCTTATCGCGGTTACCGGGTTAAAGCCCGGAACCATCCTCCGGGCCAGGAAAGAGTGCTGGATGGTTGGGCGAGAATATATTCACGTCTCACCGGACGGAAATCCGAAGCCATCCAGTGAGTGCATGTACAACCGTATGGCGGTAGACGCATGGGTTGCCTCACTCAAAAATAAACAACCAGGGTGATTTGACGCCATGAAAAAGGTAACCTCACATCGCTCTTGGGCGTCTGGAGGAATCAATGGATAAATTCACATATCCGACAGGCGTTGAAAATCACGGTGGCACATTGCGCATCTGGTTTAGCTATAACGGTAAGCGTGTCAGGGAAAACCTTGGTGTCCCTGACACTGCTAAGAACAGGAAGATTGCTGGGGAACTGCGGACATCAGTATGTTTTGCCATCCGAACAGGAACCTTTGACTATGCAGTGCGGTTTCCTGACTCACCTAACCTCAAGACTTTTGGGGTAGGTAAAAAAGAAATTACAGTGAAAGAGCTTGAAGAAAAGTGGCTGGATCTGAAAAAGATGGAAATATGTTCGAACGCGCTCAATCGCTATGAGTCGGTCGTAAGGAATGTAGTGCCAAGGATCGGGGGAGATAGACTGGTAACCTCAGTGAATAAAGAGGAATTACTGTACATCAGGAAAGATTTGCTGACCGGTCATCAAACACGATTGAAAATGAAATCCCCGGCCAAGGGACGAAGTGTTGTTACTGTGAATTATTACATGGCAACAATCGCCGGAATGTTTCAGTTTGCTGCTGATCACGGCTACTTAGAGGCGAACCCATTTAATGGAATTAAGCCGCTAAAAAAAGCCAGAGTAGAACCAGACCCGCTAACTCGTGACGAATTTATCCGCCTGATAGATGCATGCCGGCATCAGCAGACGAAAAACCTGTGGTCATTAGCAGTGTACACAGGAATACGTCACGGGGAGCTGGTCTCCCTGGCCTGGGAGGATATCGATCTTAAAGCGGGAACAATTACCATCAGGCGCAATTATACAAAACTTGGTGAGCTCACACTACCTAAAACCGAAGCAAGCACTAACCGGGTAGTGCACCTTATCCAGCCAGCGCTCAGCATACTGAAAAATCAGGCGGAAATGACAAGGTTAGGTAATCAGCATCAAATCGACGTTCAGCTCCGCGAGTATGGCCGAACGGAGCGCCATGACTGTACATTTGTCTTTAATCCACAGTTTGTCAGACGGTGTAAGCAGGTCGGGTTTATCTATAAGGTTGATTCGGTAGGTGACTCATGGGACGCGGCGCTGAAGCGCGCAGGTATCAGGCACAGGAAGGCGTACCAGTCACGGCATACTTATGCGTGCTGGTCTTTGTCTGCTGGAGCCAACCCGAGCTTCATTGCCAATCAGATGGGACATGCAAGCGCCCAGATGGTTTTCAATGTGTACGGGGCGTGGATGGCTGACAGCAGCACAGAGCAGATCGCAATGCTTAATCAGAAGCTGGCCGATTTTGCCCCACTGATGCCCCATAGCCCACACAACAACATAAGAGCATTATTAAAATCAGTAAGTTAA